TTTCATCATATAAATCAAGTAATCATAGGCTGTAAATGTTACCTTTTTTTCTGTATCGGTAACCCTGTCTCGATCCCAGATCACGCCTCGAAATACTTCAAAATCTCCATGTCCAACATTCGCATATATGTATAATCGATCTGATGGCTGAATCAATGTCGCAAGTGTTACACCATTTTTCGCAGCGTTCATTACTGTTAAGCTGACCTCTTTTGCCAGCGAATCAGGATCATCAGACATTGTCAGGTCCTGTATAACTTTCGATTTGTATAGATCGTATTCTTGCCCCGAAGCCGTCTTTACAACTGCTTTATACCGCGGATTTCCTAAACTTGGCATATCTTCCTATCCTCCTATCATTTTTAACAGTGTTTTATAATCAGCAACACCAGTTACTGTTAATTTGTGCTTACGTTGGTAAGTTTTAATCGCTGTTACTGTCTTAGATCCGCAAGCACCATCCTGTTTGACTCCCACCATTTTCTGGACAAATTTTACGACCTGTCCTTTTCTTCCGGTTCGAATCGTGATCTTTTTCATGGCTGATTTCATCGAAGATGTCAGCTTTTTATCAACTTTCAGCTTCGAGTAGCCATCTTTATTCATTGCTTTCTTTAATTCCTCAACCTTGGAATTAGAAACTGATTTACTGCTTGGAACAGGAATCACAAGCACCTGTCCTTTATAGATCGTATATTTGCTGATCTTTTTCTTTGGATGTTTCTTACGTTCCTTTTTATTCCTAGAATCAATCAGTTTCTTATTTGCATTATAAATAACCTTGTATTTTTTACTGGACCCAAGATATTTTTTTGCAAGTTTCCGTAATGTTTGTCCTTTCTTTACTTTGACCTTTTTCTTTGTGGTTTTGGTACTTCTTTTCGTTGAGGAAACACTTATTTTTTCGTAGTCGATAAATCTTACCGTGTAGTAATAATCATTCAGGCTTTTGACCGTAGAATCGTATTCTGAAACACGCATATCAACATTGATCTTCGTTCCTGTAATACAGACATTTACCACTTTCCCATACTTAGCCCAGTATTTCATCAGTGCATCTAAGGTTGCTGGATCAGTCCACTTACGAACAAATTTCATGCCTTTTCTTGCTTCTCCGGGAAAAAAACATTCCCAGCTTAGTTCTGAAAGATTTTTACCATTCGGAACACTGACCTGACCTAATTTATAGATATCATACTCTGCAAACTTCCCTTCGATTGATGATTCAATTTCTTCAGGAATGATCGGAATTTGTATCTTCTGATCATTCCCTTTTGAATTTTTTCCAGTAATATATATATCCATCACATTACCTCCGCTGTTCTGTTACTTGCCGTTGATCCGATTGCATCTGCGATTGCCTGCATAATAGCATCTGCGATCTCTCCTTTAGAGTTTTTGATAGCATCAACTATGCCGTCATTTCCAGATGCATTGACGCTGATCGTAATACCACCAACGTTGATCACTGGCTGACTGCTACCAGACGAAGCTTTTCCAGATCCGGATGATCCTCCAACAAGTCCACCTTTGGCATGCTTTGTAACGCCTAAAATCTGTCCTGCTTGATTCCAGAGAGATAATGCACGGCTTCGATGTTTAGAAAGTGGGATAACCATTTCGTTTCCTTCTTCTCCTAATTCAGAAACGATATGACCTCTGACCAGACTACCCTTCGCATTATGAAAGAACTTTCCATTTTTCGGTAAGGCTGTCTGTACTTTCGGTGCGGATGATGTCTTTTTGCTTGTTTTCTTTTTACCAGATTTTGAAGAACCGCTATTACTTAGATAACTTCCACTAGTAATACTTTTGATTGCACTTGCTTGTGCAGCAGTTGTACTTGCTGCGGATGCAATCGTTGAGGCTGCGGATGCTAAAGCACCTGCAAGTGATAATGCGGAACTTCCAGCACTTTGTAAATTACCACCAGCTGCAAGTGACATTGATCCCATAGTTCCCAATTTTCCACCAGCTGTTGCAGACATTCCACCTAAGCCACTGACTTTTCCACCGGCAGCACTTGTTGCCCCAGAAAAAGCTTTCGTACTCTTAGAACCGACGTTTGTCTGCTTTGTATTCTTCTTATTCTCCTCGTAAGCTTTCTGTACGGAACTTGCCAGTTCTTTGTATTTTGCTCCTTTTGGATTAACACTGCTAATACTGTCTTTACTGTATTTCCAATATTCCTGACTCTTTGCCGTCATAGAATTACTGTTTTTCAGTGCATTCTTTCGGCTGGATACAAACTTTCTAAGGGAGTCGCCGAACTTATTTCCTTTTGTGATTGCACCAATTCCACCAATTCCAGCACCAATAAATGCTCCCGGAACTGCTCCAACACCACCAAAGGCAGCTCCTATGGCTGCTCCGGCGGCTGCACCACCTCCAACCATTCCAAGTTTCGTGCCACCTCTATAGGCTTCCTTCTTCTTCATGGCTGAATCTTTTGAGGTCACTGCGTTATAAATATTACCAGCTGCACTTCCTATTCCAGCAATCCCTAAAGCTCCACCTAATAAAGATGCACCTCCAACGGCTGCTGCTCCACCAGCGGTCGCTGCACCTGATCCAAGTTTTACGCCTAGATTTCCAAGCCATGCTTTCCATCCAGTGGCAGCTACGGTTTCTCCATTTTTCAGCGTGACACCAGAACCGCCTAAACCAAACAAGCCACCCGGTGTCCTTGTCGGTCCAGCTGGTGTTTTCGGTTCAGTTTGTTGCATTTTTCGCTTTACGCTTTCTGGTAACCAGATTTCTTTATTACCTGTCGGATTTGTTCCCGGTATTGTAGAATTTCCGTTTCCAATTCCTCCGTTCACATTTACAACTGCCGCGGACACATTGATTGTTCCAATAGAATCTCCCAAAGGATTTGTTTTTCCTCCACCTCCAGAACCGCCAGTGATCAGATCGTATAGACTTTTTCCACCTTTAAACAGCTTTAGCCCTCCAGATAATCCAAGAAATCCAGCTAAATAATCTGCGATACCAGCTTTATCTCCGCCTGGTAACAGATCCTTAAGAGATTCCTTGAACCAGTTTCCACCAGCTTTTGCAATATCTTTTCCAATCCCAGTAATCTTTTTAACGATCGCCGGTCTTCCTTTAGAATCCCACCACTTAGAAAACGGATTTACAATCAGTTCATCCCAAGCAATACTAATCTTGCCACCGATTGAAGCATTTTGGAATTTTGGCATACTAATAAGATCGTCGATCTTATCTCCAGCCTTTTCAAGTCCCTTGAATACAGATGTACTTGCATACTCTCCAAGTTTTTCAAGTGATGTTCCAGCTTCTTTTAGTTTTGCATCGGATTTATCAAGATAGTCTGCAAATTCTCCTAAACCTTTCGTTGCTCCCTTCTGGAGACCTTTTCCCCATTTAGAAACAATGTTTATGTCGAACGTATCTTTAATATTTGACATTAATCCAGAAACCGTCGAATTAGATGTTTTGTCCATCATTCCATCAAATTCTTTCAGCCCATTAAGGATTGTCTTAACTGCTTTGTCTCCACTGATTTCGCCCTTTTGAGACATTTCTCTGATCTGGGCTATGGATTTACCCTCTGCATCAGCAAGATACTTCCATGCGTTTATACCGACATCTGTCAGCTGATTCATGTCCTCTGCGTTCAATCTTCCGTTTGTTTTCATCTGACCTAAAGCTCTGGATACTCGAGAGATACCCTCTTCTCCAGCTCCAAGTGCTGCGGATGCATTACCAATCTTCGTCAGGTCAGGAATAATGTCTTTATCAGAGAATCCATAAGCCAACATCCTTTGAGCATTTGATACTACGGCCGATGTGTCAAACGGAGTAACAGATGCAAATTTCTTCGCACTATCCATAAACTTCGTAGCTTTCTTTTTAGATTTCAGCATTGTTCCAAAGCCAATTTGATATGTCTGAAATTCGTCTGCTAATGATACTGGATCAGCTATCAATTTCTTTGCAGCAATTCCAGTCATAACTCCACCAGCCAAAGTTTTTAGTGAAAATATAGAATTCTTGATCTTAGATATAACACTTGGGATTTTTTTGATCTGACTTGTTACCTTGTCATTGATTTTTAGGACTGCTGAAAAAGTCTTTCTACCAAAACTCATACCAGCACTCATAGCTTTTTTGATCCCTGCTGTTGCAGTGTCTTTTAATCCAAGTTTTGGAGTCCAGGTCTTTTTACCGAGCCCGTCTCCCTTTTTACCAAACTTGTCAAGGACTGGACTTGCTTTATCTTCAAGTCCTAATTTTGGCTTTGCACGCTTCTTTCCAAGCTTGTCCATCTCTCGTGATGCTTTCTCTGCATTCTTCCCTGTTTGCTGTAGGCCAGAAGACGCATGGTCGGAATATTCCGATACAACATCGATCACAATTTCTTTGTTTGCCATTTATGCATCGCCTCCTTCCATAGCTGTTATAAGTGCTGCAAAGATAAAAGCCCTCTCTCCTTCTGGGAGATCAAGGGCTTTTGATGGCAACATTCCAGTCCGTAAATAATTTTCTGCGAGCAGAGAAGCTAACGGACTGGACTTAATTAGTTTTTTGCATAATCAATGACATTTGTACCACTGCCGGATAACTCTTCAATCTTGTCGCTGACTGCTTCAAGTTCTCCAGCTGTAAGAATTTCCTTAATGATCTCTGCCTGTGTCATAACCATGTGACCAGCTTTGTTCAGTCCTTCTTTTAATGCTGGATTATCCCAGAATTTTGTTCCATCACTTTCCGGAACTGTTGCAATGTAAATCTGCCATGCCATGTAATCTGCATTGCTTACGCTTTTCTCAATTAATGGAAGTGATGCTCCACCCGGATTCGGCATATAAGTTGTTGCTCTCTTTCTGCAATCAGTGATTTCATCAAAAGATAATGGACGAATATCGAATTTAAACAATTTCTGTCCGTTTCTTTGAATATTTAATGTCTGGCTTACCTCTGTCTTATACTCTGCTGCCTTTAACAGACCAGTGATAAGGTCCATTTCATTTTCTTCTGTTACATTGATATTTGTTTTCTTCTCTGCCATTTTCTTATCCTTTCTTTATGCTGCCAATGATTTAATACAATCTGGTACACTGTTAACAATAAACTGGCACTGTCTCTTGATGATTTCTCCCGGTTTTACTTCCAGAATGTTTGTATCTCCATCAGGAATACATTCATCTAACAGATATTTACTTTCGCCACCAGCAAGTGGTTCTGTAACACCGCCCTGTAAACTGAATGTAGGAATTTTCCCATTTTTAATCGCTTCCAGCATTGGTACGATCGTCAGATCATCTCTTACTACAGCTTCAGTGAACGATGCTGTAAATTTAACACTGTCTGGAACTCCATATGTCTGTACATCTCCTGCCGGATGGAAATCTACGTTTGAAAAATTCATTCCGATTGTAAACTCTTCCACGGATGCAAACCAGATGGAGACTCCATCCAGTGTAATAAAAAGCTTTCCGTCTTTTCCTGTCATCAGCTTTCTAGTATCAAAACCTTTTCCACTCATCTATATAACACCTCCTACTGTGCGATATACTGGAACTGATATGTTAAGTAGATCTTTTCCATGCTGTCAACGTCATCAATGCGGATAATAAAGTATGCATAATCCGCTGCATGTGGATTTTCTGTATCCTCATAAAATTCGTAAGTATCTAAGATCTTTCCTTCTCTGTTCATTTCAGCCAGTACTTTTTTAGCTTCCTGAATTACATTATCAACGCCTGCTGCATTGTTGCTGATCTTACCGATCAATGGTTCTAATGTACGATTGATACGGTCAAAAGCTTCATAACGGACAGCTGTACGTTTGATCTTCTTCCATCCTTCGTCATCGTCCTCATCCAGAACTGTATATGTGTTCACTCCTGAATCAAACCAGACCTGTCCTTCCTGTCCTTCTGACAAAAGAAGCAATCCAGATTTGATCGCATCGACATATTGTTCATTCGTCAGCTGTTCAATGCATGACTCCGCATCTGGAATCTCTGTATGTACAATTGATGTACTTGAATCTTTGCATCCAATCACACCTGCCTGAACTGCTGCAGCAAGATATCCTTCCACACTATCTCCGGCAGTATTATAATATCCGCTACCGCAGTAAATAAAATATGGTGCATTATAGGATTTTGCATTCGTTTTTCTTGTAGCAAGTGACTTTCCTGCCGCTTCTCCAAGTACGCAAACACCCAATGCACCGTTTGAATGGATTCTTTCCATGTATGTCTTCGCTAATGCTTTAACATCTTCTTCGACTGTATCAAGCACCAGTACATTCCAAGCATAAGTTTCGAATGCATTAAACGCATTGCTGTAATCTTCTGTTGTGACTGCCGGTGCTGATCCACCAGCCAAAGCCTGCTGTGCAACCGTCTGCATGATCCCGGATGCTCCAGAAACAAGTTCTGCGGATAAATACTTGCTGTCTTTCATTGCTTCCACCAGATTTGCAGCCTCATTTACATCCGCACCAGCAATAAAGCTTACTTTCTCAACAAGTGTTGCCCCATTGTAAACGGAACACTCTTTTGTCGTTTCATCTCCTAATTTCTGTTTTACAGTTACGGAGAATTTCAAAGCGGTTGGATATTTTGTCTTTAATGTAACTGCATTTGTGGCTGTGGTTGTCTGTAAGGACAGGCTTCCTTCTTTACCACCAGTTCCAAGACGGTAAAGATATACCGTGTTAGCACCTGCATCAAACAGTTTTACCGCTGCATCGATCGTTCCACTCTCCATATAAAGTGAAAGAAGATCACTCTTTGATGTGATCTTCTGAATCTCTCCAACTGGACCAAAATCTGCATGAACCGGAATACAGAAAACTCCGTTCATTGCGGATGCTACACCATTATTTGTGATCTGCTCATGTCTGCGATAAACTCCAGCTCTTTCCTTTTTCTCGCCTTTTAAAAATAATCCGGACAAGTTCTTATACCTCCTTCTTCTTAAATGTATCTACAAGTTTCTTTGCTGTGCTCTGCGTTGCTTCTTTAACACCTGCCCTTGCAAATGCTGTTCGGATAATATCTTGTGATACTCCTAACACCTGTGGATTTTCTGCATATTCATCCACAGTATAAGTAACTTCTGGCACTGTTTTTGTTTCGTCTTTCTTTTCTGCCATTGTTTCCTCCTAACTTATCGTAATTGTCTTTAATTCATTGACTGTTTCAACATCTCGTAGCTTTCCGTACTGACCTCTTACCGTTACCTGTCCATCTTTTAATGGATCAAGTTTCGTGCTGTATGCCAGCTGATTTACAAAAAACGGCGATCCATCATTCATAACGAACCTCTCTCTTTCCTGTAAATCTTGCAGCAAGTTCATAACAAACTGATCAGCATTTACATCCGATCCGGAGATCACATGTACCTTGATGTTGTTTGTAAACCATGTACAAGCATATGTCGATGGGAACGTTCCTGGCTGCATAGAATCCAGTCTAGTATAAACAACCACTTCTTCATCATCCGGCTTCCAGATTTCGTCAAGTTCCGTGTTATTGATCACTGTCACGTTCCAGTTCTCATCAATGTGCTTTGCCAAAGAACCGACTGCATCCAGCGGAAGGTATGAATGTTTTGGAAAAGCATATGCATCGAATGTCAACACTAATCCACATACTTCTACATCCATTTGCCCTTCGATTGCTTCCTGAAATGATTCTGACTTTCTCCATACAAGAGAAATCGTTGTATCTTCATCGGTCAAGAAAACTCCTTCAAACGCTTTTTTCAGGATCTTCTTCGCTTCAAGCAGGTTCTTATATCCTTGATTATTAAACAGATACGCTATTGCAATCTCCATCGTTCCAGAAACCTTACGCTCTGAATCATCTTTCAGATTCAGCCCATAGATGATACGCCCATACTGCGAACCATCCCACCTTGAATCAGAATCATCAGGTGCCTGATCCAAAAATATTGCTGGTCCATTTTTGAACGCAGCCAATCCGTTAATATTCAGGCTTTTTAAATACTTGTAAATTATTTCTTTCATAGAGTTACCTCAAAATCTGAACCGAAGATCTTTACAATCTCCGGCTCTGCTTTCTTCTTAATTGGATCAATAAATGGTCGTTTTGCCATCTTTTTTGTGCCATCTTCCAGCCATTCAGCGTGTTTTGAATTACTTTTTATCCGGCTTGTAACTTGATCTCCTTCAATCAGAGTTTGATCATCCCAGTCCTGACGTAACTTTCCAGACTGTGGTGCTGGTGTTTCTCCCGGTGCGGATGATCTATTCGGAAGCCGTTTGTATTTCTTTCCAGAACCGCCTTTCGACAATACTTCGATCTCAATATTTCTAAGGGTGTTTGTTGCCATTGCACCCTTTCGCATCATCTCTCTTTTGATACTTTCATCAAGATTCTTTGCACATGCTTGAAACTCAGCTTCTACGCCCATCTGTATCACTTCTTTCTAGCACATAGTAAATTGAGAACTGCCCTGTTCCAGCTGGATCTTTTGTACCCTTCACAATAAACTTACGATCATGGCACGGATCATCGCCAAGCAGTAACACATCGTTCTTACTTAGCTTAACCACTGGATGGTAAGACACAATCGTATGACTGATCGGAGTCTGGTTTTGTTTCCAGATTTCCATTGTCTTCATATCTGCTTCGGCTAGTATACCGTCTATGATCGCATCAGGGGCTTCTTTTTCATCGCCCTTTACAACCATGCCATCGTCCATGACTTCTGTATCCTGCCAGTAAACACGGAAAGACTGCATATATTGATATGGTCTACCGATTGATGTCATTTTCAAAAGCGTCCACCTCCAGGATGATTCATCATACCAACGTAAAAATACTCTCGTTTTTCATTCTCATACGGCTTGATTCCAACACTGGAAGATGCAATTTCTTTTTTCAGATCATCATAAAGCTGTTTCCAGAAATTCATTCGATTACCAAAATTAAAAGAGACAGGACCAACACTGTTGTCTACGTCCTGTCCGTATTTGAACATCATATGTTCTAGCAATTTCAGTTTTGCCATCTTAAAATTGTCTGGATACTGCTCTAATACAGCTGTGATCTCTTCATCGGAAAGTGCAGCTGACATTTCATCCTTTGATACATCAGTATCCGCCAATTCGAACCGCATCTTCATAACATCATTTGTATTGATCTCATCTGGAAAATAGTTATACGTCATTCTCCTCGCCACCTTCCGGCTGTTCTGCTGGTTCTTCGGTTTCTTCTACTGCTTCTGATTCCTGATTAATATCAGTATCAGTGGAAAGATCAGCAAGTCTTGTTTCAACTGCTGCCTTGATTCCTTTTCTCGAATCAATCTCATGTAACAGCTGTAAAACCGGTGCATCTTCCTCTGTCATGGTCGCAATCTCAATTTTTGCCTCTTCCATTGTTTTCTGAATTGTGGCAAAGAACTGTAATAACTGCTGTGCGTTCACTGCAAGCTCGTGCTTAGATTGTAATAAAGGAATTGATAAAGTGTTAGGGTTAACACTTAAATTCTCTGTATTTGCTTCATTTACAATTGCTGCTTCTGCAATGTGTCCAGACTTCTTTAAGAAAAGAGAGCGTCGTTCATCTACGACACCCTCTGGGATAATCTCTCCGGCCTTATACTGCCTGCCGCCAAAATTAACTGGCTTTAATGCAACATAATTCATACTAGGCACCTCCTACTCAGCTACACATCCTGTTAAGAATGTTGCGAGATCATCGGAAGTTTTCTTCATATCAGTTGCCATAAGTCCTTCGATGAACTCTGTATGTGTTCCACCTTCTCCGTCATACTGTGATGTAGCCATCCACTGTCCGTTGCCTAACATATCCCATGTATAGATATAACCGGCAGATGGTTCTTCCAGAGATACCTCTTTTGGTGCATAAGTCATTAATGCACTGCTGTCGTCAAAAACAAACTTCATATCGGCTTTCTGACCGATCTCTGCTGCATTATATGTTGAATATAATACTTTAACCTCTTCAAATCCAAGGATCGCTGCAATTACCTGTTCGTCTACAAGTGCTGGGTTTGGTGTTGATCCTGAACCAACAACTCGATCTAAGAACTGTGGATGATTCTTGATCGCTTTAAATGTCTTATATCCTAAGCATAATTTGTTTGGTAATCTACGTCCGTTTAAAAGCATTTCCTGTTTCATATCGTCAAACGCACCTACGATATCAGCGTTAGCATCATCAAAACGTACAAACTGCTTAGATGTTGAAGCTGTTGTTTCTCCTGTCTTAACATTTCCCCATGCATCAGCATTGAAAAACTTGTTTGCAAAGATCATATCAAGATGCAAATTCATCTGCTCTGAAATCTGTCTTACCTTTGCACGTCTTGGATCAATCGTCGCTGGTGCTCCTGTTCTCTGGTAATCAAGAGATGTGATATTGTCTACTCCAACGATAACCTGATCTACCTCGCATTTGTAAGTACCGTCTGAATGAGAGAATACAGCTGGTTCTACTTTGCCGAACTTAGGCTTTCTTCTTACCTGATCTTTTGCAATCTCTTCCTTGTTGAAAATATAGTAATTTCCTGTACTTGCCTGCACTGGAAGAATCGGGAAGATACTTGGTGCAACGTTCATTCCCGGTGCCTGAAAATAGCTCATTGCCATATTTGTTAAGTAATAGTTAGGTTTCCATCCTTTCGCAATATCAACTGCGATTGCTGCTGCGTTATTATGTCCTGTGCTCATTTATTCTATTCCTCCTTTATTTACGCTTCATATCCAGCATGGATAATCGCAACTCTTACGATATCTCCTTTTGCTGTTGCCGGTGCAAGTGCCATAGCTAAAATGTACTGCCCTGTGATTGCCTTCTGACAAAATCCCTCTGCATCTACAGCAAGGAAATCTCCAGAATCAAACGCTGCACCAGCGGTCCACATGCCCTGATTTCTGATCTGAACAGTAATATCATCGCCTTTGGCTACTGTCTCATTTTCAAGGACCGCAATTCCTGTTGCTTTCTTTCCAGCTTCAGGAAGTTTCACTCCATCTTTTGTTAATAAGACTGCTGCAGCTGTTTTAAGTGCTTCTCCAGCTGTCGCAACGATCACTGGGCTATCATTGATCGGATTGTATTCATATGTTCTGTTTGCCATCTTCTCTGTATCTCCTTTCCTATTTGTCGAACATTGCTCTTAATTCAGGATCATTCTGCATAACGATATCCTGTGCCTGTGCATCAGTAAGGTTTGGCATAGACTTTTTGATCTCTGCTACCTTTGCGTTCATCTTTGCAACACCTTCTGTATCGTCATTTCCTGTGTGAGCTCCACCAGATTTACCGATTTCCTCAAACAGACCTGATTTCTGAATTACCGCAAGGTTGTTATCCATGGATGCAATGAAGTTGTTATACGCTTCATCGGATGTTGCTTTCATGGATTTCAGAACTGGCACTAATTCCTCTGCTTTTGTTCCTAAGAGTTCATACTTCTTAGCAACTTCTTCTAAGGACTTCTGTTCTGCTTCCTCTGCTCTCTTCTGGATTGGTTCCATGATCTTCTTCATCATAGAAGTGAAGTCCTTTGTAACACCTTCCATTGCTTTATTCACTGCTTCCTGAACCTGTCCATCAATATCAGCTCTTTTTGCAGTATCCTCTTTTTTTGCATTTGCATCATCCTGTAATGCTTTTAATGCTTCTTTCTTTTCTTCCTCTGTCATATTTGAAATATCAAATGCCATTTCATTCTCCTTTTCTTCTTTTTCTTTGTTAATAGTTTCAGGATCGCAAGATTTCTCAATTACCTCTTGCATTTTTGCGATCTCAAAATCATCCGCAACAACAGTATCTTCTTTGTCTGTTGCTGCACGTTCTAATTTGATCCAAGACTTGGATGCATCATCCGAAAATGCCTTAAACTGATCAATGCTCTGTGCGATTGCTGCCTGTTTATCCTCACACTCTTTATCGAGTAAGATTGACACGATCGACTGCTCCAGAGAGTTGCAGGCATTCCAGATCTGATCCCTCACGTCGTAGATCTTCTTTTCATTCATTACATCATCAAATGATGTTGCTTCATCTTCCATGGACTTTCTGACATCTTCTGAATTTACTCCTAAGCTGTCACAAAACGCATTAAAGAATCGCTTGAAAAAGTTTCCCTTCGGTTCTTCTGCACCTCCTCTCTTTTTAATCAGGATATTTGCTTTCTGATCTGCTCCGATGTCTACTGCATCGATCTTTTTTACTTCCAGATCTTCCAGCTTTGTCTTTCCTTTTGTTTTCATGTTTCCTCCTTTCTAACGACACTTTTTCGAGTTTTGAACACGAAAATTGCATTTTTGATAATCGAGTAGGAGGCTAATCATTAATTGATTAGCCGACCTCTCACACCACCGTGCATACCGTTCGGTACACG